TATGGTAGAGGAGGAGGAAAATGAGCAAAAGGAATGCAAACCTTGTGAGAAATGGAGTTCTCGGCATAAAGAGATTTTCAAGAAACTCGTTAGTACTGGGGTTGAATTAACCCTACAGGAAATTGAAGAATTGAGCAATCTCCAATGTTGTGGCCACTGCCAAGCATGTGGTCGTGAGAAGTTCAAGGTTAAGAAACCCCGGGGTAGCAATCAAAAAGAGGTTGCACCATCGGAGGAGAAACCCTGGATGGCTGAGATCCAAAAAGTCCACCAAGAAATGCGTGAATTGCTTGAGGTCTTTGCTAAGGAGATGGCAAAGTCCAATTCCCGTGTCCAAGTCTCTCCAAAACCAAGAGCTCCCCGCCGTAATAGGAAAACCAATAAAGGAGCCGCGAGTAACCCTTCTAATAAGAAGGTTGGAACTACAGCTGTTGTGAAACAGACTAAAGGTTCCGTAATTTTAGTGGGAAACGGAAAGGGCCCCGCCGAGGTGCTAAAGAATCTTGTGAAGGTTCAAGCGCTTTTGCGGGGCAAGTCCAGTCACCAGCAAACTTGCTCACGTATACCTTCACAGGTGAAACGCCAGAAAACCCTGGCCTTAAAAGCATTGGGTTTACAGAGCGAATCGTTGGAGCTACCAAAACTGCCCGAGAACCCGCCAAAGCGATCGAGCAGTTTGCAAGAAGTTTGCCGGAGTACCACATTAACGAGCTGGCTCTCCCCCCAAGGGGGGGGGATGCAGAGTATAGATCCCTGTGTTACCAAGCCCAGCAACGAGTTATTGTTGCCGAGCCTGAGGGATATGGGATTGCTGCTTCGGAGTTCACCAAGGATAGATATCCTCCTGCCGGTCTCCCAGCCTGGTGTCAAGATATTAGTCACGACAGTATCTGGGCCCAGGAACAGGGATGGGAAGCCAGTAGTGTTAGTAGAGCAATTATGAGAGAAATCTCACGATTGTGTACGGAGAAGGTGGTCCCCGAAGCGACTCCTGGTTATCCCTGGTGTAAACTGGGGCGAACCAATGCCGAGTTATTGGCACAACATTACGATATGATCTCCAAAGTCACACTCGAGAGGGTGCGCAAGCTGATGAGGAACGATGCTACTAAATTCGGTGCGCAGGAACTTGTGAAGGAAGGTTTCTGTGATCCTGTTAGGCTCTTCGTTAAGAATGAACCTCACAGTCGAGAGAAAATTAGTAGTGGTAGATATCGTCTGATATCTTCCGTGTCACTGGTAGACCAGCTAGTCACGCGATTGTTTTCTGAACAACAGAATCAGCTAGAAATACAAAATTGGTCTCGAATACCTTCCCAACCCGGTATATCGCTTAATATCAGGTCGGCTCAATTAGCCTTTAACCAAACCATCAATTCACACGGTCAATTCGCGGATAGCGATATGACTGGATGGGACTGGAGTGTGGCCGATTTTGAGTTAAATGCTGAAGCGAGGTCTCGCTTGCAGCTTATGTCACCTACGCCACCATTAGAAATGGTGAGATTGGTTAAGGGTAGCTATCATTGTTTGGCCAACTCGGTATTCGTGCTGAGTGATGGCCGAATGTACAAATTGACTCATCCTGGAGTCATGAAAAGTGGTAGCTACAATACCTCATCCTCTAACTCCCGGATTCGAGCGGTGGCTGCTCATTTTGTTGGATCGAAATTTTCCAAGACTATGGGCGATGATTGCGTTGAGCAGGCAAACTTTCGTGATTATGAAGAAGCCCGATCCGCATATTTAAAGTTAGGACACAAGCTTAAGAGTTACAACGTGCACCGAACGGGAGAACCTTAT